CTGAGACGGCATTGAGTACGGCTGGTGCCGATACATCAGAGACGTTATAGGTGTATGAAGATGCAGCGAGCAGGTTAAACACGCGCAGGATGTCATCTTCAATGCCATTGAGATTGCCTTGGTTATCTAGCAAGGGAACTAGAATCGACACCTGGAAGTTAGCCAGGGGAGCGATTGTGTTGTATGAATTATTAGAAGGCGTAATGTAAGGATCGCCAGGACTGATCACAATGCTGTTAGCAATAGGCGTAGCCGGAGGGAAGCTAAAAACTGTGTATAAAGTGTTATCTGTAAGTGCTGCTGCAATACCTGCGCGTAGTGTAGATAATGTTGACATTAGCCCACCATAGATCGAGGATCAAGATAAGGAGCGAGGAGGCCGCGAACGCGAGCAAGCAAGGTATTGCCCATGCGATACGGCGAAGGTGCGTAGCCATCGATGGTAACGCCGCCGGATGAAGGAGCCTGTCTGCTCTGGAAGATGTCAACGGCGATCATTAGGCTTGCTTCTCTTACGGCTGGAATAGTTGCATAAGTATTCTGTGTAACACCCGATACGATTCCATAAGGGATAGTCGGATGATACTCAGAAGCTGTAGGACTACCAGTAACTGCATAAGTTATAGAGTGATTGCCTACGCCAGTAATAGTCTTAGTGCCATTGAAGGGTGCTGAGTTCTTTGTAACTGTTACTGACTGACCGACGTAGAATATATCTTCTACCGGTATGTCAAAGTAAAGTGTGCCTTCTGTAGTCGTGTTGCTATGAGCTATGTTGTAGTTTTCGTTCTTCCATAGAAAAGGCAATAAGGCATCATCGGCAGCATCGCAGACTTCTTGAAGCATTAAAGGTTGTGAGGAATCGTAAAGTGTCCCAACACCTAATACAGCTTTAAGTTCTGCGACTGTCGTAGTGCTCATTATTATCCTTTCTAAAGACTGGCGGCGTAGAAGGGCACTACGCCGCCAGCGACTTAGTGTGGCTTACGCCTTGTTGTTCTTAAATGCGCCTGCTCCGACCTTGGTCGCGATTGCGCCATAGCCGTAGTAGCCGATTGTTACCTGACCAGCAGCTGTTGATTCTGCGCGTAGTCGGTATGTTGGTGACTCGTACCATGTGTACGCATCTGGGTTAACGATGAGGATTGTTCCATCTCCATCGCCAGCATTCTCTGGATCGACGTAGAGGTTAAGTCCTGCAACGTTACCTGTAAGTGATGTAGGTGTAGCCAAGCCTGCTTGGTTCATTGGATTTGTAACTGTGTTGTAGATTGGACGTCCTGCATCATTAAGTGTCATGATGTTAGACCATTGTCCAGTAGATACAACCATGTTACGAGCGAATGGATTTGGAAGTCCTGCTGTTGCGCCATAGACAGAAGCTGATCCGCGAGCAACAATTCCGAGAAGCTCTGTCGCTGTTGGATAGGTAACTGTGGTGGTTGCATCAAGTGATGCACCTGAGATGAGTGCAGCGTTTACTGCTGCGTTAGTTGACTTGGCATAAGCTGCTGCCATGTTGCGGACGAGTTCATCAAAGAATGCTGGAGAAGTTCTGTCGAGAAGCTCAACGGAGAACACCTGTTGTCCCGCGTACTTGGCGATACTCACGCTCAAGAACGCTGAGTTCTGATCAGTATTTGAGAATGCTGCGTCTTCAGCTGCAACTGCAACTGTAGGCATTGCAGTGATCTTAGGAATCTCGAATGTCATACCTGCATCTGGAAGCACTCCACGAGAGATTGCATCGATTGATGGACGGATAGTTGTACCGAGTGGGTTGATGACTTCGTTAAGTTGACGTGTTGGTACGAGACCAGCGTTGTCAGTTGTGTTGTCTGCTGCTGCGATGTATTGACGTGCTGACTCATCGCCTAGTGCTGCGCGAATTGATTGCTCAGCATACTTTGCAGCTGTCAGTTCAATACGTGGCTTTGTGTAAGCCATTGCTGTTACAGCAGGGCGAGCAGCTTCAACTGCGGCAGCCTCAACTGTAGGTGTTGCTTCGACTGCTGGAGTGTTTTCCACTGTGGCTGTCTCGCTTTCTGTTGGTTGGTTGGTTTCTACGGCTTCATCTTCAGACGCCGCTATATCAGTGACGGCTGCTGACTTAAATGCGGCGGCCTGCACTAAACTTACTTCGAGGAGTTCTGCACTCGATACATACAGCACGCCATTCTTAGGCTTGGCTGCATTGACCATAACTCCGACTGATAGACCTGTGCGGAGTTCTTCGCTGGCTTCGATGAGAGCATCTGTGCCACGGGATGATTTAGAAATCTTGAAAGAGGCATAGATGCCGTCTTCTGTTTCATTAAAGAATTGAGCGCGGCCAATCGGCTGCTTAGGATCATGCTCTAGTAAGAGCTTGACTTTACTTGATTCAGCGATATTGATTGCGCCACGCTCAAAGACTACGGCTCCGGCAGACGTCATGCCTACCTCGCCATCGTAAGGCACAATCTTGCCAGAGATAGTGCGCTCGGCTGCATCTGCTTTTAGTTCTGCTGAGAATGTGATCATCTCATTCATATATCATCCCGTTGCTTCCATTAGGTGTTAGGTCTGTCATGCCCATTGCCTGCTCGACAGTTATGAGCTGTAGGTCAATCATCTCGCGAATGACTGCTAGTTCTACAAGTGGATCTACGCGTAGGTAATTCTTATCAATGTCAAAGAGGACGTAATTGCCACGAGCTGTAATGTCATCCATAGATAAACGATCCTCGATGGCTGAGATAAATGGCTGTAAAGATAGCGTCAAGAATTGCTTTCTTTCTTCAGTTACGTTTGCATAAGTCATCGTAGTGTTCTGATCTGCTGAGACGTAGTAAGGCGGCACGTTGCAAAGACGAGCGATCTCAGTAGCAAGGTTCTGGATCGCCTCGTTATACATCATGTCTTTAGGGCTAAATCCTACTGACTCATAATTAAGAGTCGATGTTAAGTAAGCCGTAGAACGGTTTTGACGTGCTGACTTCCATGCTGAAAGTAATCCTTGTACTTCTGAAGGCGGTAGATCAGCGCCAGTATTCTTAAGATAGCCAGTAGCCATGGGCGTTGCAGCAGCTACTACCGACGCCTTCTGGACGTCAAGAGCTGCGCGAATAGTTGATGCGCCGGTATTGAGAATGCCATCATTGAGTGACTGGAATGTAATAAGTGAGCCAAGGCCGTCCATCGGTACTGTAGTGCCATCGATGGCGTAAGACTTTACATATACATTATCGCGATCTAGTGTCGCTGTTACGCGACTGTTAGCGATCCACTCAAAGCGAGATGGTCGTCCATCCTCCTGGTATACCTCGACTACTTGCCAGAATGCTTGCCCGTAGAATAGAAGCGAGTCAACTGTGTAGGCAATAGTGACTGATCGAGGTTGATGATAAGACGGCTGATCTAGCCAAAGAGGGCTGCCAAGCATCTCGTTAGTAGATTTTTTATGTAGCATCAATGGAATCGTGCCGATAGTTCCCGCGAGAAGGTTTCTGCACCTGGCTAACGCTGGCACGCCGAGAGCTTCTGTGCGTCCGACGTAAGCAAATTGAAAAGGCATTGCATAAGGCGAATACTCACCTAAGACTTGCGGTGCGTATTGCGCTTCTACATCAGTCTTTTTTGTTGCACCTGTAAGGCGCGAGAGGATACCCATAGACGGCAATTATACACTACATGTTGTGTTATCCGGTGTAGATAGCCGCTACCTGTTGTGGCTTTAGTAGCATCGATACAACCATTGCCAGGGAGATCGGTGCAGATACATCGCCAGCGCTTTTACGCTTTACGATGCGCCAGCTAGAATCGTTGGTCTTAGCCGCGCAGTTATTCATCTGCTTAATCAATTCTTCTTGACCGTTATGCACTACGCGACCATTAACCAGACCATCAAGAAGGTCAGAGCAAGCCTGATAGAACTGCTGGCCTGAGACATCCTGAGTTATCTGTCCGGCATTAGCCAATCTTTCAGCGATTGATTGCGTCGTGTATTTGTCAAAGCAGATCATCTTAGGTCGATATTGGTCAGCCCATCCCTTAATCTCAGCTGCGATCTTAAGGTCATCTACCGATACTTGCGACTCCCACGTCTGCAAGATACCGACACCGATTCTTCCATCACCCATAATCTGACCAGCAACGAGGCTCGCATTGCGGCGAGATGGAGATACATCAAAGCCAAATACCGTATAGCCGCCAATCGGAATCTGGAGCGTGGCATCGGAGGTCGCCTCAAGAATGCCATGAGGCCATGGACTCTGTAGAGAATCAATCCATTGGCATAGAAGCTCAGTCCTAATATCTTCAATTTTATTTGTTGCAACGGCTTCCTCAAGTGACTCCTCTGTAATCGTATGGCCGAGTGCTGGATTAGCCAGCGCCCATGCATTGCGGTCTGTGATCTTGCAGTATTGCGGTGCTGAGTATTCATAGAATCCAAATGACTTAGGAGGCGCAGATAGCGCTCTTTCTCGTAGTGTATTTAGCGTCTCAGAAAAGGCGTCACCGGCATTCGACGTTAGTAGTGTCTGGCTATTAGCCCTTGCACGAGTTGTCGGAATTGCAGCTGTGTAGCCCTCTTTGCTTATCTCTCGAACTTCATCGATCCACAGAAAGTCTGCTGTACGTCCACGAGATGAGTCACGAGTATCGGATACGAGGTCGAGTGTTGCGCCATTAAGT